GAACTCTTTGTCATTACGACACTTGTAATAAATTTCGTTGACGTCAACCTTACCAACATCGAGCACATACTCAATAAACTTTCGTGTATGCTCATTCTCGAACATTTCAGGCGTCAACTTCAGTTTACTTATCAATTGAGGGTCACGCATTAAGTTGGATACTAGGCTTTTCTCGGTTTCAAGTCTGTCAATTCTTGTCAAAACCTAACTCCTCCCTCATGCGACGCCAACGTTCCCTCGCTTCTTCTAAACCTTTTTGATATTCAGGATCGTTTTTTAAAAGGTATTCCTTTGTTTCTTCTTCGGGTATTTTCGTATAATTAAATATTTTAGGTTTATATGCAATCAGATCAGCAACTGTAGGTTTATATTTGTTGTTTTGGATGTAAGATTTTGTTTTTCTTAATGTCGGTTCGTAATCCCCTTTATCCACCAACATATTTATCCAAGTTACAGCTTTCGCTTTGTTATTGCTGAATCCCATTATATATACATCATCAATCATCTTTAGGATGGTAACCGCCTCTTGTTTGGTCATCGGCATTTTTATACCTCCCTTAAAAGCTCATCAAGGACATTGCCTCCACTACTTTTATTAGTGTGTTTTATTTCATCTTCATAGTTATTTAGGAAACTTTCTTGCCCCAAAAATGTTTTAGGGTATTTTTGATATTGTTTATCTGTGATTGTTTTTAAATATTCACGAGTACCATTCATTACAGTTTCAAAATCATATTTTTTAAGTGTAGATTTAAACAAACTGTACGCCTTTTTCTTATCTATCTTTTTATTGTATAAAGCCCACCATTCATCAAATCTCTCTTGCGTAACGTCAGTTGCGCTATTATTAATTGTGTTACTGTTATTTGTAATACTGTTATTTGTAATACTGTTAATTGTAGTGGGGTCATTTTGTCCCGTTACGATTCTTCCCGGGAAGTTTTGTACCGGTACGAAATTACCCGATACGGGATTATGTTCGATAGTATAGATGTTTTTGCTAAAACCATTTTGTGTTCTTTCTCTATTAACTTTGAGGTAACCGTTATCTTCTAGTTGTTTTCTGTACTTTTTAAAACGTTTATCGCTAATGTTAAGTTCGTGGCATATTAAACTTACACTAGGAAATGCCGATTCATTAGAACCAGCGTATGCTGATAGATAGCTATACAAGGCTTTTGCTTCAATATCGATGTGTGTATCTTTCATTACTCTCTTGAATACAAGGCCATAACCTGTAATACTACTCTTTATTTTGTCACTCAATCACTTTCTCTCCTTTCAACATTTTATTAAGTCGCTCATCCACATCAACCCAACTGTCGTGCAGGTGATACTTGTCGTTAAAGCTGTCCATGCCTATGTTGTGCTGCTCTGTGTGATGCTCACGACATAACGCTAATACTTGATTGCCATAGTGATTAATCTTATTTCTGTCACGCCCACGTCCTACTGCATACCTATGTGCTAAATCTGAATGAGGTTTGCCGCATATAATGCAATTACGATTGACTGTCGACCAATAGAGGAATGATTTGTCTAGTTTGAGTAAATCACTTGTTTTGTAATTAAGTGGTATGTCGTTGTGGAACACCCAATCCAATATCACTTCGATTACTTGATTTGCTTGTGTACGTGTGCAATTCGAGAGGGATAAACTGTCGTATCCCTCAACAAACGCCACGTAATCCATAAACATTGAGCGCATGTATTCACGCGGTTGCCCCGTGTGTTGCTCTATGTCGTTGCACAAGGCAAATATCTTTCGTCGTTGTTTATCTGTGATTGTGTATGGATCAACTGGAATAACTTCGACTTCAACTTCTAGTCCGTTATCTAATAACAACGAATCTTTGTCGTTAAGCTCTACACCCTCAACAACCGCTGTTGTAATGCCATTGTTTTGAGTGATGTAACTTTTGATTAAAGGCATTTAATCACGTCCAATCAGAACGGCAGGTCTGAAAACTCGTCATCACTATTTTCAAATGGATTATCTTGCGCCTGCCCTTGTTGTTGTTTGGGTTGGTTATTTGATTGCCCTTTACTGTCTAGAAACTCAATACGATTTGCGATAACACGCACTGCAGAACGGTTATTACCTTGTTTATCTTGGAATCGGTCTTGTTTTAGGTTGCCTTCGATTAAAATCTTGCTACCTTTACCGCAGTAGTTGTTAAGTAACTCTGCCGTCTTGCCAAAAGCCACGATGTCAAAAAATGATGCATCATCTCTTTTGAACGGATTATCTACCGCCATTGAGAAGTTAGTCACTTGTGTTTGTCCTGCTGATTTAAGTTCTAAATCTTTAGTAATACGTCCTGTTAAGATTACTGAATTCGCCATTACTCATTCTCCTTATATTTTTTCGCCATAGTTTGAATTTTGTTGATTGTGGTTACTGCTTGTTGTTCAGTCATAGCAGTGTAGCTTTGAATGCCAAATGTCTTTTCTGCTTGTTGTTGTGTTACATCTTTATTTAGCGACTTCATTAGTTCTACAAAGTTAAGCACTTCTTGCTTTAATGCACCTACAGTCTTACTACTCGCTTTAGGTTCTGATTTACTTTGCTTTCCACTTGCTGCATTACCGTCATCGTCTTGATCACTTGTGATTCCGAAGATTGCGGATAATGAGTAACGTTTGAGGTAACTAATCAATGACCCTGCACCTTGTGGCGTATTCTTTTCTGCATTCATAAACACGGGGTCGTATTCAATGTATTCGCCACTTTCATGCATGAGCATTGTAGCGACTCCTACACGCCCCTCACCGTCGTTTAATGCCCATTGTGTATAAGACAAACCGTGAGGTGTTGCAGCCTCGTCAATGGCTTCTACAACGTTCTCTAGAGGCACGTATTTCGACCTGAAGAAAGGATTGTTTTTATCTTTGAGTGGCTGTTTAACTTCTTTTCGAAAAGCAACCATAGCTTTATTGATTTCAACTACTGATTCTGATTTGTTCATAATTCCACCCTCTCGATTTCATCTGTTTCAGTGTGCGTATGTTTGTAAACATCATGCGTCGTTGTATCGATTAGCACATTTTCCATTCCATCGAATTTACGTGCATCACGTTTATCTGTTGAGTACTTGATGTTAGGGTTAGCGTCTGTTGGACGGTTCGTTACATAAATATCTAAATCTTTGTGTTTATAAAAGTAAGTGACTACTTTACTCATTGAAACCCTCCCAACAGTCTACTCATTATGCGGTCATAGTTATCAATATTTTCAGCAATCCATACACGTGTTTCATACATTAAAATATCAATGGCACTTTCCATACCAGATACGTCATAGATTGTGATTTCACTTACAGTATTATCGTCACGATCTTGAATTGTTACGTCTACGCCGAATTCTGTCTTGGCCACGTACATGTAAAATTTGAATCCGTCTATAGTGATTGTTTTCGAAAATTCTTGTCCAATTTCGTAATACATTTGCGTTTTCCTCCATTTTTGGTAGAATGGAATCGGAATATGGTGTAAAAACTCCGACTCCCGACTGTTTGCTAGCTGCTACTAGCATTCAGTCTTTTTTAATGCGTTGATTACATATTTCGCAGCGTAATAAGTTGTTACTACAGTTGTTATCGCTACAAATACTGTTGTAGTGACGTATGCTTCGAATGCGAAAGGTGTTGTAACTACAAAGGTTGTTATCAAAGCGATAATTAGTGACATTAATTTAACTTGCATGTAACCCCTCCACTACCTCATCTGATAAATCCCAATAAGGCATTTTTTCTCTTACCAATTGAATTGGCACCTTACCGGAAATGGTAATATAACCTTCTTTTGCCAACTCTTGATTTAATTCTCTGACGATTGATGTTGCTTTACTTTTCGATACGCCAGCAATTAGCATAATGTGTTTTATGTTTAAATATTGCGGTTTCAATTTTGAGACCTCCTAGTATCTTCTTTTGTATTGCAGCGTCACACATGTGATCATTGCAATAATGTTTAATGCGATTAGTAATACAGTCATATAAGTAAGCCTTTCGTGTATAATTTATTTATCAACCTATGGAGGTGATAAGTATGGAACAAGTGCACGCTTGCCTTTTAGGCGAATGGGTTAATCTTCATGATGATGAGAATTGCAAAATGGGACCTCGTATGGCTTCTCCGTCTACATGGTGGGAAGAAAACGCCGAATTATGGTCTCCAATTAAAAAAACAGAAGCCGACACAATGTATCAACAGGACTTTGTCATGATTAATTACAAAGGTAGAGATTACCGCATTCATCCTATATTTATTCAAATAGTTACTTCATAATTTTTTGTTGAGTTATAATGTTTTTTATCGCCTCAACATCTTGGTCGTCGAGTTGCAGCTCGGCGGCTTTCTTTTTAAATTGGCTTTCTATAATTTGATTGATTTCGTACCATTGTCTTGGTGTGAATTGTTTTCGGAATTCTAAAAACTGTTGAACTGCCTTTTCCATTCTTTGTCCTCCTTAATTTGGTTGTTCGATTGTGGGTTATTCTTCATCTAAATCAAAGTGTTGTTCGATTTGGTCAATTGCCCATTCGATCATAGATTCAAGGTGTTGCTCTCTGTCGACTTCGTAAGTGTGTTCAATCTCTCCTGCATACGTCACGGCAAGAGTATCTTTATGTGTATATGTTTGGCTTTTGTCTTCTTTAACTGCATGAAGTGTTAATACAATATCGTTTAACTTTTCTTTTTGTTCTGGTGTCATTTATACTCCTCCTATATTTCAATTGCCGATGGTCTAACATCTTTAATAAATTGAATTGCCAAATCTACATCTTTTCGTTTGATGTGGTTATTAGGTGCGTTGCCTTTCATGCCTAAGTGCTTTTTAGTTAGTACAAGTAATCGGCTTTTAGCTTTACCAATGTGATAGTTCTTTTGTTGTTCCTGACGCTTGTTCTCTCTCGCCATCTCGTAAATATCGCCAGCCAACACATCTTCAAGTGAAAGTTGAACACCTAAACCTTCTACAAATTTCTCAGCTTTATTTGTAATTGCATATTGAATAGCAACGATGTCTTGTGGTGTCACGTACTCTCCTGTTACAGCTCGTTTCAAGTAAGCTAAATCTTCACTTTGATTATTTGTCGAATCGTTTAGTCTTGCAATTTGTTCAACCAACATTTTGACTAACTCTGGATTATTAGCTAACTCCTGTATAGTTGGGTTAACTGAATATGTTCCTGTACGTCTGATTGAAGGAAGAACTTCAGATGTAACAAACCGTTTGAATTTTCTAGCTGTCTCTTTAATTACTGGATTAGCACTTTGTTGCGCTGCTGCAAATATTAAACTGTACAATCCTGATTCGTTAATTACTGTTGTTCGAGATTTGTAATTAGAACCATCTTGCTGAATTAGCAATGTGGTTTTATCTTCTAAATCCACATTTTTCGAAACCGTGCTCGAAACATCTTTGTATCCCAAAATCTCAGCTACATCTTTACCTACAAAATACGGTTCATCGTCTACCGTTAATGTCCTTACTGGTAATTCTTCGAAATTAAAAATTTGTAATTCGTTCATATTATCCTCCTATTACGGTTTAACCGTTATTGTTAGTTAAAAAAATAATGTCATTATAAGTGACGTTAAATTCTTTTTCTATTTTTTGTAATTGTGGAATGTTAGGGAATGTTTTTGCTTTTTCCCAGTTGTGCCATACATCTGCTGAAACTCCTACTTTAGCGCCCGCTTGTGCTTGAGTTAAATCGTATTTCGCTCGCAACATTTTTAAGGTATACGGTTCCTTTTCTACTTGCACACTTACCATTTATGTCACCTCCTGTTGTAAGAACTGACCTAAGTATATTACGGTTAAAACGTAATGTCAACACTTAAACCGTATTTTTTATTTTTCTCTTGTATATTTTACGGATTAGTCGTATAATAAATTTATGATATTAGATGAAGGGATTGAAAATACATGCTAGGTAACAAACAGGTAATGGCTAAAAATATTTCTCGTCTCATGAAAGAAAATAATGTTGGAAGAAAAAAGTTGTCAGATGATTTAAAAGTAAAATACACAACTTTATCAGATTGGATAAACGCTAAAACATATCCACGTATTGATAAAATTGAATTACTTGCTGATTATTTTAAAGTTAGTAAAGCTGATTTAGTAGAAGACAAAGAAAGAGAAGCACTCGAAACCCTGCCAGTCAAAAAGATACCAGTTGTTTCTAAAATTTCGGCTGGCTTACCTATATATACTGAAGAAAACTTAGTTGATCACATATACTTTGCTACTAAAAATCTTAACCCAAATAAAGAGGAATTCGGCCTTTGCGTATCAGGGGATAGTATGGATAAATTATTTCAAGAAGGCGATATTGTAGTAGTCGAAAAAGATGCTGTTGTAGAAAATGGTCAACTAGGCGTTGTAATGATTAACGGGTATAACGCTACTGTAAAACGCGTTAGGTACAATAATGATCAAATTATATTGATACCAGAATCAAACAATCCACAACATTATCCACAAGTTTATGGTAAAAATGACGAAGTAAAAATAGTGGGTCGCGTTGTGGCTAGTCAAAAATTATTTAAATAAAGGGGATTAAAATTATGAAAAAAATCTTATTAGTATTATTCGCAAGTTTATTGGTATTAAGCGCATGTGGTAATGAGAAGGGAAGTGAAACAAAACAAGAAACTAAGGTGAATGAAGACGAACCTCAATTTACAAATGACACTTTAGTTATCGATGACGCGGTATTGAAAATCAAGGATACTTTTATCGTCAATGATAAAGATAGTGGTAAAAAGTCCATTGTTTTTAAATACGAAGTTAAGAGTAAATCAGGTAGAGAAAACGTAGCGCCAAACACTATATTTATGGCTGGATTTACAGTTCTTCAAGATACAGAAAACTCATTAGCGGAACTAGACGCTGGGACAACACCTAATACAGGAAAGTACGAAGAGTGGTCAAAACACGCTTATGATACCATCAAAAAAGGCAAATCAGCTAAGGGTATTATTGGTTATGAATTAGAAAATAACAACAAAGTAACATTAAAGGCGACTAAAGGTATTGGCGGTAAAGAATTAGGAGAAAAGGAAATAGACTTATCTAAATTGAAAACAGTAGACTATTCAGCAGTAGATGATATTGTTGGCGAATTCAATGATTCAAACAATCAAAACACAACATCATCTGCACCTCAAAATTCCACTGAAGAAAACACAACAGTTAACAACAATCAACAACCTGCTATTGTTGATAATGGAAACCAAACACAAAGCGGCCAACAAGTAGTTAAACAGCAAACTAATGTTAATAACCGACAACCAAATCAACAAAATCAAAATAACGAAGAATATCAAAGGTATTTAGATGCGCAAGCTTTAGATCAAGATTTACATAATAATCCACAAAAATATGAAAACGCACATATAGGCGGAGGGCCAGGATTAACTTCTCCATCGGGAGAATCATTCGAACAGTATCAACATCGAGTAAATAACGATATTATGCCGCCTAACTAAACAATTGCTTATCACTCTCTCAAATGTTATTATTTAACTAACAACAAGCTGGTTGAAACATTTACCAGTATTTTAATTACACAAACCGTTGAAACATCTACGGTGTGAGAGAGTGCATTTGCGCTCTCTCTTTTTTTTATGCAATCTTCGGGTACCCCCACGTACCCTTATTATTTTTTTTACTTTTTTGAGGAGGAATGCAAAATGTCCGTGTACAAAGACGCAAAAAATGGCACATGGTACTTTAGTGTAAGATATAAAGATATTTATGGAAATAACAAAAGAAAACTTAAACGCGGCTTTAAAACTAAACGTGAAGCTAAAGGTGCAGAAGCTACTTTTTTAACAGAAGTGAATGATGGTTATAGCGATTCGAATACGTTTGAGTATACATTTTACCACTATTTAGATAACAGTGACTTGCGTCCTAAAACTAAAAGACGTAAAGAAAATGAATATAAACTTCATATACAACCTAAATTTGGTCATATCAGCATGAATAAAATCACCCAACAGCAATGCCAAGATTTTAGAAAGTATCTTATGGATAATATCAATTCAGTTAACAGCGCACGTACAGTTTGGTCAGGATTTAAAGTTGTTATTAATTATGCTAAAAAATATTTTGGTTTGCGAATCGACCCCACCATTTCAATAAAACCAATTCCAAGATCTAAACCGAAACCAAAATTTATGATGAGAGAAGAATTTGAAGATCGTATAAAAGATGTAGAAGAACAGGATTATCGAGAACTTTTCACTTTAATGTTTTATACAGGATTGCGAGTAGGCGAGGCTATGGCTTTAGTTTGGACGGATTACAATAAATATAAAAAAGAGATATCCATCAATAAAACAATGGACATCTCTAATCGGGCTATATACCCCAAACCAAAAACGGAAAGCTCTGAAGATATAGTTCCCTTACCTAATTTCATCAATAATATGTTATCTGAACGCTACCAACGTGAAAAACAGATGAACAAATACTTTGATGAACAGAATTATTTTGTTTTTGGCGGGTTAGCGCCTAAGCACTATAGCCATGTTCATAAGAAATTCAACAAAGCTTTCCCTAATTATAACATACATGCCTTAAGACATTCTTATGCGTCTTTCTTGGCAAATAATGGAGTAGATATATTTGTGCTGCAATCACTAATGCGCCATGCTCAAATTACTGAAACAATGGGTACATATAGCCACTTATATACTCAAAAGAAACATGACGCCATTTCTATATTTGATAAATAAACGGTATCAAAATGGTATCAGTACCCATGTTACAAGGATAAAAATCGCACTATATCAGTAGTTAAAACTAGCCTATACTGCCTTCCATTTCAAATTTGATGAGACGGTTCATTTCAACAGCGTATTCCATTGGTAATTCTTTTGTAAATGGCTCAATGAAGCCCATAACGATCATTTCAGTTGCTTCTTCTTCTGAAATACCACGAGACATTAAGTAGAAAAGTTGTTCTTCTGACACTTTAGATACTTTCGCTTCGTGTTCAAGAGAAATATTATCATTGAAAATTTCGTTATATGGAATTGTATCTGATGTGGATTCATTGTCTAAAATCAATGTGTCACATTCGATGTTAGAACGTGCACCTTTTGCTTTACGGCCAAAGTGGACGATACCGCGGTATACCACTTTACCTCCGTCTTTAGAAATTGACTTAGAGACAATTGTTGAAGACGTATTTGGTGCTTTATGAATCATTTTAGCGCCCGCATCTTGAACTTGGCCTTTACCGGCAAAAGCGATGGATAAAGTGCTTCCTTTGGCACCTTCCCCAACAAGTACACAAGAAGGGTATTTCATTGTAAGCTTAGATCCTAAGTTACCATCGACCCATTCCATATTACCATTTTCATGAACGAGGGTACGTTTTGTAACGAGATTGTACACGTTATTTGCCCAGTTTTGAATTGTTGTATAACGTACATGCGCATCTTTATGCACAATGATTTCTACAACGGCAGAGTGTAAAGAATTCGTTGTATAAACAGGTGCTGTACAACCTTCAACGTAGTTTACAGAAGCCCCTTCATCCGCAATGATTAATGTACGTTCGAACTGTCCCATATTTTCTGAGTTAATACGGAAATAAGCTTGTAATGGGGTATCAAGTTTTACATTTTTTGGAATGTAAATAAATGATCCTCCTGACCATACTGCGGAATTTAAAGCAGCGAACTTGTTGTCTGCAGCTGGGATAACGGAAGCAAAATATTGTTTGAATAAATCTTCGTTTTCTTTTAATGCTGTATCCGTATCTTTAAAGACAATTCCTTTTTCTTCAAGTTCTTTTTCCATATTATGGTAAACCACTTCTGATTCGTATTGCGCAGAAACTCCCGCTAAATACTTTTGCTCTGCTTCTGGGATACCTAATTTATCAAATGTACGTTTAATTTCTTCTGGTACTTCATCCCAAGAACGTTCTGAACGTTCAGAAGGTTTAACATAGTACGTAATATCATCAAAATCTAATTCAGATAAATCTCCGCCCCATTGTGGCATTGGCATTTTATAGAATAATTTCAATGCTTTTAGACGGAAATCTAACATCCATTCAGGTTCGTCTTTCATATTTGAAATTTCACGAACAATATTTTCAGTGAGTCCACGTTCTGAACGGAAAATCGATACGTCTTCATCATGGAACCCATATTTATAATCGCCTACATCAGGTGCTTTTTTAGCCAT